TTCCGGTTCTTCTTCTGCCTCATCCGAAATTTGTTTCTTCATATCTTCAATTTCTGAATCATTCAAACGTAACACACTTTTCATTACATATTCTTTGCTAAAATATGATCCAACATATGCCTCTATAGACTGCAATGTGTTGATACGGTCATTTAATAGTTCTGTTTCTTTCAGTTCTGTAAAATGACCATCCTTCAGAAAATCATATTGAATGTGTTCTTTTATATTGTCCCAATCATCAAGAGAGATAACTCCCTTCAACAACAATTGAGTTTTTAGAATATCTGTAAATAGATGAACGAACTTTTTTCTTAGCTTCTGAATGAACT